GAAGGGGGAATAGTCAGAGGGGGGTGTACGAACCGGTTCGGTTGTGTTACGCTCGCGCAAACCAAGACGCATGGGGATTGAGGCAAATCAGTTCGCACTGTCAAGCGAAATTGTGATGCTCACTGACAGGTTAGTCCCCAGCCGTGTTGGTTAAGCGTATAGGGTTTAGAGACACTTTTAAGCACCACGCAGGGTTGGGAGTTCCTAGCCGCCAACAACCTTTACAAGACAGGAACTACTATGGCAAAAAAACCTCGTCACATTCTTGGCTACTTGAACGACCCCAACTCATGGAGCAGGGAAGCGTTTGAGACTGCTATTCGCGCAGAAGTTGAAGGTTCAACTGGCGCACTCACGGCATCCGATGAATTGCTCATTGGCACATTGGTCATTACTGTGGACAGCTTGCTGACTGCCGAAATTAATATCCGTGAGCAGGGTCACACATTCCAGTACAACTCTGGTGAGGCCACAGGACCTTGGTACAAGATTCGGACTGAGATGGCTGACAAGGCTGTCAAGATTCTTGCGGAGCTTGGGCTTGTTGCCCGTGGTCGCCCAAAGTTAAAAGCCAAAGTAAGTGATGTAGATGAGTTATTCGCCACAGCTTGAATCAGCGTTTCAATACGCCATCAGCGTAGTTCGTGGGGATATAGCAGCGTGTGAGGATGTCAAACTGGCTTGCCAGCGATTCCTTGACATGGTTGAGCGCAAAGATGCGCCCTATGAATTTATCTCCGACAAAGCTGAACACATTCTAAAGTTCGTCAAGTTCTGCCGCCATGTGAAGGGGCCAGAGGCTGGCAAAGCTATTGAGTTGGCGCCATTCCAGATTTTGCTACTGGCTGGCATCTACGGCTTTCGGGCAAAGAATGATGTGAACACCCGCTGGGTGACAGATGTGATTTTGTTCGTGCCGCGCAAGTCAGGCAAGACAACATTGGCCTCCATCATTGCCCTGTACGAATTGCAGTTTGGCGATGCTGGCGCGGAGGTTTTTACATTGGCGACTAACCGCGACCAAGCGTCTATTTGCTTTGATTCGTCTAAAGCCATTGTCGAAGGCATGAAGCCAGAGCTTGCCGCCAAATTTATTGTTTACCGCAGTGAGCTAAAAAAGAACGGTGATTCGACTTCTACCTATCGCGCCCTGTCTCGTGAGAACAGGAAAACGGGTGATGGTAAAAACCCTAGTGTCGCGATGATTGACGAAGCAGCCCAGATTGTGGAGCGTTCCAGCATTGAGGTGTTGCACTCTGGTATGGGCGCTCGTAAGAACCCATTGCGGATGTATCTGACAACTGCAAGTTTTACCAAAGATACAAAGTTTTACGAAGATTTGAATCATTTCCGGTCTGTGCTTCGTGGCGCTGCTGCTGACAACTTTAGGTGGTTTGGACTGCTGTACAGCATCGATCCCGGAGATGAATGGAGCAATCCTGATGTCTGGGGTAAGGCAAACCCTATGCTTGGCATTTCAGTTACTGTTGACCATATCCGGCACATGGCTGAAGAGGCTTCTGCCAAGCCAGCCAGCTTGAATGAGTTCCTGTGCAAACAATTAAACATTTATGTATCTGCCAATGCCGCATGGGTTGACAGGCGCTTCTGGGATGAGTCTGTTGCTGAAAAACCACAGGATAAACCTGAGTCAACATTTATTGCATTTGACTTGGCGCACAGCCGTGACTTGAACGCTGTCTGCACTTTGCACAGGTATGGCGAAGAAGACTTTTATGCTAAGTTCCAATTCTTCCTGCCAGAAGAGTCGATGGATTTTGTGCCAAACCATTACAAGCCAATCTACCTTCAAGCCCAAGCTTCAGGCATCCTTAAGCTTACTCAAGGCAATGTGACAGACCTGAATGAGATTGAAACCTACATTAAAGCGGAGTGTATTTTCCATGATGTTAAAGAAATTGCGTTCGACCCTTACAACGCTGCTGCTTTGGTTGCAAACTTATACAGCCACGGGCTACCTGTCAAAAAGGTGGGTCAAGGTATGGCTGTACTTTCCAACCCATCTAAAACGACTGAGCAGCTTATTCTCAAGAAAGCCATAAAGCACGATGGCAACCCATTTGTTGGGTGGCAGCTTGGAAACTGCGAGGTTTATACCGATGTCAACGGCAATGTGAAGGTGCGTAAGAATGAGGCAGACCCATCTGCCAAAGTTGACGGTATTATTTCTATGATTATGGCGTTACACTGCCACCTAGATAATGTTTTCGTTACGGAATCATTTGGCTTCAGGTCATTAGATTGGTAGAATGTAATGAATTAGGAGAAAATCATGGGCATTTTGGATGTTTTTAGCAGTAAAAAAGCAACAAATAATGAGAGCAACTCGTTGTTTGGTCAGACTGCATTGGGCAACAATATTGTTTACCAAAGCAATAAACAGCAGCCAAATGTAAATACCCAGATACTCTATGTCACGACAGCCAGCACGACCAATGCTGGTCGCCCTGTTGACATGTCAATGCTTACACGCAACAGCACAGTGATGTCCTGTATTGCGATTAAAGCTAGGGCGCTTGCACAGTTGCCAATTAACATTTGTTGCGAAGGCGAAGATGGCGAATATGTAAATGCCATTAAAGACCCGTCAGTTGGCACACGAGATAAGACAAAAGCCAAGCAAGTTGCCAAGCTTTTGAATAATCCTAATAACTTCCAGAGCAAATATGAGTTCTGGTATCAGTGGCTCATGTGGTATGAGCTTGCTGGTGAAGCGTTTACTCTGTGGTGGCGAAAAGACCAAGAGTCTGCAACCGAGACTCCTCTGGAAATGTATATTATGGATAGCACATTGATTGCTGTAACAATCAATCCTGCACGATATCCATCGTATCGCCTGTCTACACCGGCATACGGCTTTAGCCGTGACCAGCCACTCAAAGCGCATCAAATCATGCACTGCAAAGAGATGGCGTGGCAAGGTTCTGCCGGTTTCAACAAAGGTATCTTGGCTGCTGAGTTGGTGGCCTTAGACCAAGACATTGACCTGTACGCAAACTATGTGATGCAGAACGGTGCAAAGCCATCTGGCATGTTCTCGACCGATGCTGTTGTACCTGATGCCAAATATAAAGAAATTGCTGCCCGTTTAAAAGAAGCTTGGAGCAATATGGTTGGCTCACGCCAATCTGACCCATCTAAGCCCGGTCAAGGCATGCTGCTGGACCAAGGCATGAAGTACACGCCATTGGAAATGCTCAACTTGCAAGATGCTGACGCTGCTAACCTGAAGATGCAGACCATGCGTAGGATTTGCGGCTTATTTGGTGTGCCTCCACAAATGATCGGCATTATTGATGGCAAGTTTAATAACAGCCAAACGCAAATGGATGAGTTTTACAAAGGAACTATGTATCCAATGCTGGTTAATATTCAAGAGAAACTGAAGCAGCATTTGTTTACTGGTTATCCATCACTTTGCGTTGAGTTTGACACTAGTGACTTCTTGAAGGGCGCACCACTTGACCAAATGAACTTTGCGACAGCCGGTGTGACCAATGGAATTATGACTCCCAACGAAGCTCGTGAGTATATGGGCATGCCTAATATCGAAGGTGGCGATGAGTTGGTCCAACCTAATAAGCCGGCTGATTCTATTTCTGGTTCTAGCCCCCAAGATACTGGTGGCGGTGGTGGAAACCAAAAGAAGAAAATGAATATAGGAAAGACTTGATAAATAATGCAAACTGATTCAAAATATCTGGTAGCATTAGCGAAACAGGTTCGTCAACCTGTAATACAGTTGCCTGTACTTTTAGGGCAACCCCCTAAAATACAAGATAACAACCAATCTATGGCTTTAGGGGCTATTAATGAAGCAAATGAATCTAATCTGCGAAGCAAGGTTAAACCTAACGGAAAAATCCGCAAGCGGAGAACCAACAGGCAAGATTGAAGCTCGCATTACCACTTGGGGCGCTCGCGAAGGCGCTGATGGTCGCAAATTCTTCTATAAGCCTGAAGGCTTTATGGAGTGGGCCAAAGAGTTTGCCGCTTCTGGCAGACCACTTCCAATGTTCTTGAACCACAATGCTGAGTCTATGCCTGTTGGCGAGTGGACAAGCATTGAAATGGATGATGAAGGCATGAGCGCCAGCGGTCGCTTGTTCCTGAACACCAGTGTTGGTTCAGACCTTTATCAAGTTATGTGTGAGTCACCAAACATGTTCGGTGGCGTGTCTGTTGGCGCTTATGCTGACGAATATCAGTGGGTCACTGAAGGTGGCGAAGTTTTTCCAGCAGGGTCTGATGACTATTGGGAAAAAGGCTACTTCCAAATCACTAAAGGTGGTTTGCGCGAGACTAGCGTTGTGATGTACCCAAATAATCCTAAAGCAGAAGTTAAGAAGCTGGAATATTTCCGCGCTGATGGCTCTGCTGATTTAAAAGTTTTGGAAGAAGCCTTGCGGGATGCTGGGTTGTCCAAAAGCGATGCGGTCGCTGCCGCATCAACATTCAAGAAAGTTCTGGAGCAGCGTGATGCTGCAACTGAAGCAATTGAAATTGCGCCTCAACAGAGTGACTCTGGTGCGGAAGCGACCGAAGCTGAAATTCTCGCTGCTCTTGAGCAACGCGAACTTCTTAAACTCCTAGACAAACGACTTAAAGGTTAATCATGTCAAAAGAAATCATTGAAAAATTGGACGCTATCGAAGCTAAACAAGCTGAGAGCGTTGCGGCTGTTGAGGCCAAAATCCCCGCTGCTGTTGAAGCTGTTAAAGCTGAATTCAGCGAAATGGTTGCTGCTCTGGAAGCCAAAGTGTCTTCTATTGAAGCTCCTGCTCTGCACAAGCCTGTTGCCAAGACTATTCGTCAAGATGTGAACCGCAGCGTTCGCGAGCAACTGTCTTCTTTCTACAAAGGTAACAACCGTGTAGAAAAAGAACTGCAAATTTTTGCTGACGAATCACAAATGCAAGCTTACCTGAACGAAGCTTCTGCTTTGACAGGTTCTGGTAACAATCAAGGTGGTCGTACCGCTTATGACCCAGTGTTTGCTGCACTGCGTTTGGCTAATCCATTGCGCGGTGTTTCACGCACTGTTGCTACCGATGGTTCAAGCTACCAGTTCCGTGTCAAGACCGGCAACGCTGGCGCTGCTTGGGGCTATGGCATTCAGAACAACGGTGCTGCTACAACTGAAGACACTTCTATCTGGCAACTCGTTTTGCAAGACTTGAATGTTCAGTTCCCAATCCGTACTGCTGCATTGGATGACATCGATGGTTTGGAAGCCAATGTCGTTGATGACATGTTGGCTGAATTTGCTCAAGCTGAAGCTCTCAGCATGATGCAAAATAACGACCAAGGTTTGACTTCTTTGCCATACGGTGGAAGCAACGGATTGCGTGGCCTTGACCAATACGCTGGTGCTGCGTCAACTTATGCTGGTGGTGTTTGCACTACTGCTGCCTTCGGCTCTTCTGGCACTGGTTCTACCAGCGGCTTGCACAGCTTGGCAACATACGACCAATTGACAACTAACGCTAATACTGTTGGCGCCAACAACATCACCTATACCGATGTGGTCAATTTCGTATATAGCCTCCCGCAACAATATTGGACCGAAAGCGCTAAGTTCGTTATCAGCCCAATCCTGTTGAATGCTATTCGTGCATTGAAAGATGACAATGGCGCACCTATCTTCAATCGTAATGAAGGTTTGTCTGTTGACGGTATTGTTGGCAACTTGTTGGGCTTCGATGTTGTTGTGAACAAGTATTGCGATACTCCTTCACAAACTACTGTGGCTTCTGCCGGCACTAACAGCTTGTATCCAATGTACTTCGCTGACTGGAGCCGCTTCCACACAATCATCGACCGTCTGAACATGGTTATGCGTAGATACGACCAGACATTGCCCGGTTACATCACCTTCTTCGGTGAGAAGCGTTTGGCAACATCTGTGCGTGATCCTAACGCTGGTGTTCGCTATCGTTCTACAGGCACAGCAGCCTGATAA